GTTTAAGTAGTCGCCAATAGCGTCAGACATGGAGAATCCGTTAGTACATACAATGGAAGCACAATTCCACGGTGCTGCCAATGCTGCGCAGCTACGTGCGTTACATGCTGCAGCAGATTGGGGCGGACTGCTGGAATATGCGCTGCTGCTAGCCGAGCAAGAAGCAAGCCAGCGGTCTCAAATCCACTGGCTTGCGCAGGAAGCGTCGGCGGCATTGCGGACTGGTCTAGAGCAGTGGCACCTAGATGCCGCTGAAGAACTGCTTCGAGGCCGTCGTCGTGATGTCTGAGTTGTAATGGCCTGTGACGCTGTAGCTGGTCACCGGCTGCTGGCTCATGCGAAAGAACACCATCTGCCCGATCTTTAAGCCAGGCCAAAGCGGCAGCGGCAGTATCTGACGTGAGTTCTTCAGTTCCAAGGTCAGCACACTGCCATGCCAGCCGGGATCTGCGTAACCGGCGTGCAGATTTTCGTAGCCTTCCCGCGCGCGGCTTGACTTGAGGAAAAACAGTCCGGCGATGTTCTCCGGCATGTTGAACACCTCAATCGTCTGCGCAAGGATGAACTGCCCAGGCTTTAGCTCGTAAGGGTTCTCTGCCGTGCGTCCCGCAATGCTGAGCGGCCGCATGTTCAGGTTTTCGGCAGACTCAATCATGATCGTGTCACCAAGCCGTAAGTCAAGGCTGGCAGGATTGATCAATGCCTCGTCGTAGTTCGGCACCATGCCATCGGTGCACAGCGCTTTGATCTCGTAGTCGCAGAGGATGGTCATTGGTTGAATGGGTAGTTGGTCTGATTATTCGGGCAGCGCCTCCAGTGCGCGGCGAATAATGCTTGCTTGGTCCGAGCAAATCCCCTCTGGCGGGGTGTCATCGGCCATTTTGATGGCTTCAGCAAGTGCTTCCAGCGCCTGCTCTTTCAAACTCTGCGGTTTGGGGCGGCGGGCGGCGCGGAGTTGCCGAGATTCACCAGACCAACCTTCTCGATCCAGCCACTCACAGCACGCATCCAGCTCCTGGTCTGCGCCCCATTGGGCGGCTTGAGTAGCAATGTCTTGCAATTTGGTATTGGTGACAGTGACCATTACACACGGAGACAACGCAGAGAACTCGGGCGCTTCTCGCCACTGCTTCACTAGCTCCGGCGGCGGGGTGATGGGATGGTCAGTCATTCAAGCCAGCTCCATGCAATGCGTTGGCAGATGCGCCATGCGTGTTTTTTGTCAATGCCGTAGCGTTCTGCTAGTTGTCTGTAGCTGTTACCAGCAACACGCAACTGGCGCAGTTCACGCACGTGATCTTCTGTAAGAAACGCGGCGTAGTTTGCCTCGCCGCGCTTAAACGGATCACTCATCTACATGCAGCAGCAACCTGCGCATGTACCAGTCGGCTTTGCCGTAGTCCTGATCGGCATTGCCCTTGTGCTCAGCGCGCCATAAGTATTTGATGACGTTGCCTTTGCAGTAAGCGCGGAAGCCGTCATCACCGAGTGCTGCCTTAATGGCCTGGATGCACTCAATGTCGCCGTGCTTGTAATGCGGCGGATGATTGACGAGATCACTCATCACCTAAAGCCTCTGCCATATCGCGGCGGATTAGATCAGCAATGCGTTGTTGATATAGCCCGGTGTACGTGCTGCAAGTGCGTCCGCTTTGCTCGTACAGCCACTGCAAGTAGTCATCACGGCGCTGCTCAGTTTTGTGGTTGATCATCTTGCATCAGCTCCAGAAGTTCAAGAATATGCGCGGCAAATGCCACGTGGGTCATCACTGCATGGATGCCAGGAGGGCGCCCGTAAGACGCCTCCCACCACTCCTTGAATGCAATATCAAGTGTGGTTTCGTTCATCAGAACACAGGCTCCTCGCTGGTGGTTGCTGCGCCGCGTGGCATGAATTCAAAGCGCTGGATGCTGAGCACATGCTTACTGCGCTTGGCACCGGTTTCCTTGTCGTTCCACTCTTGCCGGCGTACGGCACCAGTTACGAGGATGCTGTCGCCTTTTTTGAGCTTATCAACGATCAGCTCAGCGGATTTACCCCAGATCTCGCAGTCGATGGCGTTATTAATCCAGTTGCCGTCTTTGTCTTTGCCTTCCTGGATGCCACCAGCGAAGTTGGCAACCATGGTGCCAGATTCAAAGGCGCGCAGTTGCGGGTCGGTGATGATGCGAACAATGCCGGTTGCGTAAAGGCTCATGTCAGTTCAGTGGTGTAATGCCATTGGCTTCTTCAAAAGCCAAGACTTGTGCAAGGGGATAGCGGACACGTGGCGTACCAGCCGGTAGGCCAATGCGCGGTGCAGTGACGTAGGCAGGGCCAATGCCGCGTGCACGCTGGTTTTTGATGGCTGCTGGCTTCAAGCCCCAACGTGCAGCCAGCTCATCAGTGGTGAGGAATGGTTCAGTCATCAGCAAAGGGATCCTCCGATGGCGTATCGGATAGAACCGCTTCGCGCTCTACAGCAAGGCGCAGCAACTCATCGTTCTGCTCATCGCTGAGATCGGGCTTGCGCTTATCCATGCGCGCTACCACCTCCTGCAGCTTGTCGAGCGTATCGGCCTTGGCAATCGCAGCCTTACCGGCTTGAAACAGCTTGGCGTCGCCTGCAGGTGCAGGTGCAGCGGTAACGGTCACCGGCTCCACCTCTGCCTGCTGCATCTCATCGGTGCTGTAGACACCGGACATGTCGGCAGGAAATGCCTTGCGCAGTGCCAATGCCTCAGAGCATTTGGCGATCATCGCTGCGCCCATCTTGGACCACAAACCTTGCCCGGCGTTGTAGTCAGCAAAGCGTGCCACACCAGTAAATGGATGATTGGCACCTTTGCGCCAGATGGTGGTCTTGGCCGCGGCAGGTGGCTTGCTGCCCAGCCATACATCAGTCCACTGGCCGTCTTCACCGCACCATTCGGTGATGCTGCCATCCAGTTGCCCAGTGCGCTCGGCAATGGCACGCAAACCGTCGATGCCGGCTTGGATGGTCATCTTGCCGCCACGCTTGATGGCGTAGATCTGCTTGCTGAATGGATCCAGTCCAGTGCGCTGGCAGGCGTAAGCAAACAGGCGCAACTCGTCATTGCTGCAGCCAGGCGCAATCGTGGTTGAGATCAGCTGCGTTTGCTCTGGTGTCCAGAGCGCAAGTGATGAGGTGGTCATAATGCTTCGATAAATGCAAAGAACTGCTCGTTGCGGTTTTCAATCCGCTGGACATTGGCAAGGGCAATAGCCTGATCGTCTAATGCGTCTTCATCGTTAAGATCGGCTGCAACTCGATCTGCGGCTTGATAAAACTTGTCAGCCAATTGATCTTGCTCTCGCAAAAGGCCGACAATCTTTTTAGCAGCATAAATAGATGCTTTTCTGTTGATGTGATTAGCAAGACAGCCAGCCTTGCTGTGCCTGCCGTATGCAGGCAATTGCATTTGTTCGGATTGAGCTTCCCAGTCACATAATTGGCCGCCATCCGCAATGATAAAAGTTTCATCCACAATCAAAAGTCCTCCGAAGTAATAGCAGACTCGTTGCGTAATGCCCATGAAGGCAGGCTGAGCGCTTGGCACGTGTCGCCGTAGCCCGGCCACTCCTTGGTGGCTTTGCAGTCGGCAATCACGCGCATGTCGCGTTGCCGCAGCTCATCACCAGCAGCCATGGCCGCGGCGTCAAGCTCATAGACCGCAACCGCGTACGGAGCAGTCTTCTCAACGGCAATGAACACAAACCGCTCAGCACCGTGCAAGCCGGCTAGGTAGTGGCTCGCTTGCACATGGTAGCGGAAGGTAGCCACGCTACGGGCAAAGCCGGCAGGGCTGGCATCCGTGGTGGTCTTCAGGTCAACCACCGTGGTGCCGGCGTACCAGTCGGGGCGGCACTTGCAGCGCAGTCCTGTGGCAGTGTCATCCCACCAGAAGGACTGCTCAGCTTTGCCATGGGTAAGCAGTGCTGCTGCTGCAGGGTGCTGCCTAACGGCATTGTTCATGGCAATCGCCAACGACCAATCTGCATCGGTCACAGCTTCAACGCCACGCGCTGCAAGCTCTGCAGCCTGCTCCTTGCCGGCCTTGGTGTTGCGCGGTGCGCAGCGGCTGTAGCGCTTGCCAAGCTCCTCCGGTTCCAGCACTGCGCAATGCACCAGTGAGCCAATCCGCATGGCAGCAGTCGGCTCGGGTGCGCTGCGATTGGGGTCGAGGTAGCGGCTCCAGTAGTGGTAGGGCGACTTGGCCACTGCGTGCAGGTGCGAAGCGCTAACGGCTGGGTCAGCGTGGTAGTCGGCATTGCTGGTCATACCGCTGCCCCACTGCGCAGCTGGCGGTGCATCCGGCTGGCGGTGCCGTAGGTGGCGACCATCTCGGGGAACGCATCCAGCAAGCGGCGCTTGTTGCCGGGGTCAGCCTTGAGTCCAGCGTGCGCTAGCGCTTGGAAGAATCCACCGCCGTGCTGGTAGGCGGTGGCAAATGTCCAGTAGATGTCTGCTTCAGTCATGGCTTGAGTTGCTCTTGGCAAGCGTGATGGCTGTAGGCGGGCTGCTGGCGACCGGTGTCATAGGCCATTGCCCAGACACCGAAGATGATTGCCAGCACGGCAAAGCGGTTAAGGTTGTTCATGCCATCAGCGCCTTGCGGACGCGATAGGTGGATAGGTTGAGGCGCTCGGCAATGCGCTTCTGACTCAGGCCAGTGCGGCGCAGTACGCGGATGCGGCGGTCGTCTGAAGCGGTGAGCCAGTCGATCACGGCGACTACTACCAGCAGTGGTAGCAGCAGTTTCCAGATGATCAGCAGTGCGGTTGTGAGCATGGTTGGGGTCGCAGTGTGTGGTTGCCGGATTGGGAGCGGCTCCGGCGGGCCGCGTGGGTTCAGGCGGCGGTAAATCCCTTGTCGAGAAGATTGCCGTAAAACTCTTTTGCTTGGCTGACGGTGTAGGTACCGTCACCGCGCCCCATGGTGCCGCCCCATCCTTCTGAGGTGAGATGCAGCATGGTCACGTCAACCCACTTTTTGCCGGACTCTGAAACGCGTTGCTGAAATGTGCAGCGAGCGGCGGGGAGTTGCTGGGTTTCGGCGCGCTCAAGGGTGTAGATGGTCATGTCTCTCGGGTTGTGGTGCAGGGCCGGTTGCCTGCTGTCTCCGTATCCTACACCATGTGCATCCATGGTCAACCCTGCCTAGTAACGAATCGACACAGTTGCGGTGCCATCTAGCGGCACGCCCAGTCGGTAGGCGGCGCCAGCGCTGAGATCCAACGATCCGCAGTCGCAGCGGTCAGTGACTGGCACGGTGAGCAAGCGCCCGCGGTGTTGCACCGTGACGCGCGTGCCGCATGGCAGCCATGGATGCGCGGCTGACACATCCCAGTGGCGGTAGGTGCCGCCGCAGTACGTGGTGCGCCCGTGGTACCAGCCGTCGTAGACAGTGGCAGTCACCTGCCGGGCTTGAGCAGGCGACAGCAGCAGGATTGCTGCAGCGATCAGTGCACGCATGATGCTTGAGGTGATTTGGGCGCCGGGCCAACCGGCGGTGCAGCCTTACTTAGGGCGTGTTGGGCTCGTGGTGACGCGTCGTGTACCCGGTTCCGCGGAGGTTCGGTTTAGCGAGGGATCCTCTCCCCTCGTGCAACCACTATACACCATCGGCAACCGTGAGCAACCGCTCCGCATCGCTGACCGAGCGCGCCACGCCGGCAATGCCACCAGCCGACTGGACCGCATCCAGCCACTGCTGCTGCTCAGGGCGCAGCCTGCCGGTTGCGGTCTTGACCTCTATAGAGGCGAACACAGCCACTTGGGTGCCGACCATCTCGGGCGTAATGGTGACGCGCTTCCAGCCGATCAAGTCAGCACTGCCTTTGCACAGGCCGAACTGCACTGGGCGGCCATTGGCGTCCTTGAGCGTGCCGGTGTTGTTGCGGAACAGGCGCGTGTCACCGTTGCTGCAGGCGATGCGGATTTCTTGCTGGATCTGTTGTTCGGTCAAATCGTCATCCTTTGATTAGCGATGCTATCGCGGATTTCAGGCAACGTCATTCCGTTTGCAATTTTGCTTGCCCATGGCTTGAGTTGTCGAATATGCTCAACCGTCAAATGGCTAGCAGGTCTGCGACTGCTTGGAACGCGCCGTGCAATAGGTTCAATGCCTAGAAGTTTGATCAATTCGTAAACCGTGCTTCGACTTAGACCGACCGACTTGGCCCAATCAATCAACCGAATGTCAGCGGTAAATTGATCCATTGGCATTCCGGCGGAAATGTGCCGATGGAGGGCTTCGGCAAGATCCAACTGTTCGGGCGTCAGGAGCCTGTAGTTCCCCCGGCGGATCGGTTTAATGCCCAAGAACGCCAATCGACGAGATACGGTGTTGGCAGTGACGTGCCATTGGCCGGCAAGATCAGCCATTGGAATGAAATCATCTGTTCGCGACTTGTCCTGCGGCGTGCGATTTTGCGCCTCATACCAAGCCTCAACGACTGTTGCAATCGCATCGGGCAGCATCATGCCTTCTAAATCAATGCAGAACTTGCTCATCTGACCTTGCTCCATTGTCCTTTGGTTTGGCGTGCGGCTAAGACGTGCTTTGCCCATGCGACTGGATTTTTGTATCCCCGCTGCTGACCTAGCGCGATCAACTGCTGCAGCGTTTGAGCGCCGCCCTGCTCGCGCCGCTTAGCCACTGCCATCTCCACCAACTCCCCATCCACCTGCTGCAGCTCACGGCGCTCCTGCGGCGCAAACACATGACCGCACTCGCGGCATATCTGCACCGTGCTGGCGCTGGTGGCGAAGCATTGCGGGCACACCTTGACCGATGGCGCTTGCTCGCGGTCGCGTTTTTTAAGGCCATCTAGGGCCCACTCGCGCGGCTCCAGATGGTGGCCAAGCCGCAGCGTATTGCCGACATGATCCAGCACCACAGCACGCTTACCAGGTTGCGGACGCAGGCAGCGACCGATCATCTGCAGATGCAGCGCCACTGAGGCCGTAGGCCGCAGCAGGATGCAGCCGCCGACTGATGGCACGTCCACGCCTTCACCGATCAATGCGCAACTGGTCAGCACTTTGAGCTTGCCGGTGCCCAAGTCCTGCAGCAGCTGCCGGCGCTGCGCGCTATCCATGCTGCCGTCAATACTTGCAGCTGAGATGCCTGCTGACTGGAAGAGTGCTGCCACTGCCTCCGCGTGTGCCACGCTGCAGCAGAAGGCAATTGCCGTTTGACCTGGCAGGTGCTTGCGGTAGTGGCCAAGGCAGTCACCCATGATCGTGCCGACGCGTTGCTCAGCCTCCTTGGTGTCGAAGTCACCCATGCGCTTGCGTAGGCCAGTGGAGTCAAATCCCGGCGGTGCCAGCACCTTTGCAGCGGCGAGGAATCCGGCATCTGTGAGCTGCTGCGCTGTTGGACCTTGCACCATGGATTGGTAGTGCTCGCCTAGGCCGCGGCCATCCGAGCGGATCGGTGTTGCCGTCACACCCAGCAACTTGGCGGCTGCAAAGTGCTGAACCGTCTTGGCCCACGTGCCAGCCGTGGTGTGGTGTGCCTCATCCACCACTAGGAGCTGGAAGAAATCACGCGGTAGCAGGTGCAGCCGGCGGGCAACGGTTTGCACACTGGCAATCTGCACGGCATGGCTGAGATCCATGCTGCGGCCAGCGCTGATGCGGCCATGCGGCATTGGCATAGCGCGGCTGGCCTGATCCAGCAGCTCTTGCCGGTGCACAAGCACCAGCACGCGGTTGCCCTTGCGGCTGGCTTGCTCTGCGATATAGCTAAAGCACACTGTCTTGCCGCCGCCAGTGGGTAGCACAGCTAGGACCGACTTGTGCCCTAGCTGATACTGCAGGCGGATGTCGTTGATTAGTTGTTGTTGGTAGGGGCGGAGTTGCATCACACCAGCACTCCTTGACGATTGCTGGCCACTTCAGTCAGGTTCTTGACCGCGCAGTTGAAATACGAAGGCTTCAGCTCAAAGCCGACAAATTGGCGCCCGGCTTGGATGCTGCAGTAACCCTCGCTGCCGATGCCGGCGAATGGGCTGAGCACCACGTCGCC